TGAGTCAGCTTCATCTCCTGCTTTGCGTTCAGCAGTTCATCGGGAGTGCCGTACCTGTTAGTTCCGGTGACGGAATAGTCGTTCAGAGTAGCCAGCGCACGGCTGAATACTACTACAGTCTGAACACCGATCCAGTCAAACTCATTGTTGACGATCCCGGCAGTGAGAGATCCCAGTTTAAATCTTTCGTCTATGACATTCGCATAGCGTACCGCATAATTCATGTTCGCATTTGGACTTGGCATAATTCTTACCCTTTCCGGTTAAATAACCTCTTAAAACCTCGGCTTAACGGAGTTAAAACCCTTGAGAAAGAGGTCCTCAGGTTCATTCTGACCGCCTGTCTGCACCTGAGGTCTGGTCTTTAACCATTCCTCCTGCTTTTTCTTGATCAGGCCGTCCTGCACCTCCTGCTGGATCTTGTAGAGCGTTTCGTAATCACCGTCATACTGGGCAACAGCCGCATCATGGGCCTGCTTCTCGTCATATCCCAGCACAAGGAAATTCTTTTCCGACTTGAAGACGGTATTCTCCTTGAGGAGCTTCTTGTACTCCTCCTCTTTCGCCGCCTCTGCCTCTGCTTTCTCCATTGAGGCCTGTTCCTGAGTGGACAGTGTGTCCTTCCACTTTCGCTTGTAATCCGCTGCCTCGGAAGATAACTTGTCGATAGTTCTTTTCTGTTTTGCGATTTCCAACATCAGAGCCTGGACATCAGGGACATTGTTTGGCTCGGCAGGCTTCTCCTGCTTACCCTCTGGCTGAGTACCCTCAGGCTTTTCCTTGTTCTCAGGCTGCTCGACATCTTTAATCTCTTCTGGCATAAGTGCCTCCTTTGCGATTTAGGTCTTCTCTGACCATCGAATTTTGCGTTTAGTACAGTTCTCTCTGTTTTGTTTGCGTTTTTTAATGTGCTTCTCTGCACGGGTATATAAAAAGGACCGTGCATAGCACGATCCCCCTTACATCAGTAATATATGCAGGTACACCTGCAGTTGACGATTTCCTCAGGATACATACCCCCGTTGACAATGTCCCTTGGGTAAAGCATCCTCGCATTGCCGACAGTGAAGTAATCCGCAATCGGAATCGCTTTTGAATCGACAGCTTTATGGGTCGCTCTGACCTTGCTGTCTCGCTGAGTTATCCAGCGTTTATGGGTCTTGCCTTTTCTGACCGCCTTGACGAATTCAACCCGGTTATATACTGTGTTTGCGTCTTCCTCCGCAATCAGTTTTGCTCGGTCAGCGGAGAGCGTTTCTGGCTTCTCGATATTCCTCAGGGTGGAATCAAGGATTTCCTGTGCGAAGCGCACGGAGAACAAATGCACGAAATCATCATCGACCCGGTAGAGCAGGTCGGCGATAACATCAGGGACCACACTTGCCTTTTCCTCGATCCGATTCTCATTAAAAGCCTCCTCGAACTCTGTAATTAAAAGCGTGAGCAACTGTGTTGTGTCACCCACGCCATCATTCAAATAGAGTGCAACCGCATCCATGAAGTAGAGCAGTCTGGCCTCCAAATCCTTCGCCAGTTCGATTCGTTCCTCTTTTTGTCTCCCTGAGAGATCCATCTCTCCAAAATACTGTTCAAACGGCAGCGACCTCGGCTTGTGTATCTCGTCAAACGATAAAACCGTCCTCATATCAGCCTCCAATCATCCTGGAATTCATTTCCTGATCGGAGTAATCCGACATCATCCTGTCGGAATTCGCCGCCTTCTCACCGCTACCGCCAACAGGCTCATTCTTCTTCGGTTGATTGTCCTGTGGCTCAAAAACGCTGGCCTGATATTTCTCAATCAGTTCCTTCGAGGACGCATAAGCCTGTGCCGTATCATCAAACAGGTTAACCACTCGCATTGCCACAAGGCCATGCACACCATGACTCAGCAGTGTTGCCAGTGCGTTAGACTTGACCGTCAGTTCGTAATCCCTCTGTCTGGTCACGTTCGGCTTAATCTTCCGGTAGGTCAGTTTTGCCATCGGCGAACTCGTTTTAAATGTTGGACAAAGTTTAGAGGCAATCAGTGCCACCTTAACCTCTTCCATTTTAGAAGCCTCGATAATAGCCTGCTGTTTAGCCGCAGCCTGTTCAGCGGCAGACCATCCGGTAGCATCCGACATCGCAACACCAGTAGAACCGCCAGAGTTATCGTTCCTCTGAGGCACGTTGCACTTCTGGGGTATCAATGCCCTTCTCGCCATGATGTTGGCAAGCATGCCCTCGTAGTCGTAGTCAATCGCCAGAGGCTTAATAAACGGCTCTTTTCCGTCCTGAGTGGTCTCGGTATTTACCCATTCCGAAGACTCAGGATGCTTAACCTTGGTGGTGGTCGTACCGTCCGCATTTGTGATCTTCTCGGTTGGGAAGTCCACATCATTGGCGTGCCATATAGCCTGAGTGTTCTGCTCCACATCATTGGTGAAGTCCGAAATTAGGAGGTTGAGGTTATCCATCTCGGAGATCTGCCTCTCCCAGACTCCCATCCGGTCCCAGGCACGAAGCCATTCGATGATCGGAATCCTGTGGAGTGGGTTCTCTTCTCCGCTCCTGTGTCCATTAATACCTTCCCGGTGCAGTACCTCGGAATGGTTGTAAGTCTCCTGCCCGTTCAAAAGGGTAACCGCATCGAGCAGTTCGTAGCGTTCATCCTTCGAGAAACAGGTGTAATAGCCTCTCCCATTGTTGTCGAATCTATAGGTAACAGCCAACATCACTCTCTTATCGAGGTAATAGTTTGACCGTACAACAAAGGTATTTCTGGGGTCCAGTACGTTGACATGGAAGTAACTGTCACCTTCCTCAGGCTCCATATTGATGTCGATAAAGGTGTATCCGATACCGCAAATCTCGACAAACCTTCCCAGTTCCTGCGTCTTTGCCCCTATGTCCTCTGCGTAGTAGCAGTTGTTCAGTTCGGTGACCGCATCCGTCAGGCTATCCTTGTTGTCTGAGCCGTCCCTCTGCACAAAAGTGATGGGAGCCGCCCACTGGAAGTCCAGTTTAAACTCGGTAATCTCGTTCGCAATATTATCCACGCACTGTACGTTAATATCTTTGCGATACTTCTTCTCACGGACAATAGCCTGATCCCCGGCCTCATAGTTCAGCAGAAAGTCCATATAGCCAGCATTCTGTAAATGCACTGGCAGCGCATCCTGGACGATTTTCAGCACGTTGTCACGGGTGACTTCCGGGACATCGGTATAGATTTCCCTGCGACCATACATCTTTGTGTCTACCATCTGGCCTCCTCCTTTCCGCAAATAAAAAAGACACCGACTTTCGTCAGTGCCTCTGAGTGTATAGTAATATAATGTTTTTAACAAGTCAACTCTATATAATCCGACATATTCTTTATTTCCCGACATTCTTTACCAATATTCCAGTTCCAAGTCGAGATATTCGTCCCCGTAGAGCCGTTCAAACTCATTTAGGGCATCATTGTAAATCTGCTTTGTCTGCCCCCACGAATATTTCCATGCATTTGATATTTGGTTGAAGGACTCATTCATGACGAACCGCCGAAACAGGATGTCGTAGTAGTCCAGGTTCTCGATTGACTCGATCTGGCTTACGATTCTTCTGCGGAGTTCCAGCATCCGATTCACCGCAAGGTTCGTCTCCTGCTCCATCGAGGCCAGTAAAATCGCTGGCTTACTGGTCGGATCACTCACGTTAGAGGTCTGCACTCGCTCCTTATCGTAGGACACACCGGATATTCCAACCGACATCTTTACTCTCTCGATATTTTTATTCAGATCAGCAAGTTTATTCCGGGAGACTATGTCAATTCTTCTTATCTGTTCAAGATATTGTATTGTTTTCATATAGCCTCCTCTCCGTCAGATGGGACTTTCCATGATTGTGGCTGGCCTAAGTCTGTTCAGTTTCTGGACGAACAGCGCAAATGCAGCCATCGCATCGGGAACATCGTCATGCTTATTCTTCCCGGCAATTGAGTACCCAAGCAGGAAACTCATAAATTTGCCGTAATCAGACCGTCTGGTATAATATTCCTTGTCCCTGAACAATACATGAGCCTTGACAAAGTCGCTGTTTACCATGATCCTTGTCTCTTTGTTGGTCAGGGTCGTTTTGGAGGTGATGTTGCAGTAATGTCCAGCCTCCTCAACCAGTTTGTACACATCAAACGCCACCCTGGACCCACCAGCATTGGCCTCAAACTCACACTGCTGCACCTTATTCTCGACAAGGCAATCCGCAAGCCGTCTATACTGCCTCTGGAAGTTTGTGGAGTCATCACAGATCACAGCCGTCAGGTAGTAGTCGGAGCCATACTGCTCAAAAACAGGCATTACCATCCAGTCAACACCAGTGGATTTGGTATCGCATACCGCTATAATCGCATCAGGCTCTCTTTCGGGCGTATTAACATAGTACCGCAGTTCGTCCTCTGTGTAGAGCAATCCCTCACGCTCAACCGGGTCCTGCTTATAAAGGCATCTGTATGAGATGTCATCCATCAGCAGTGCCTGCTGCTGAAAGAAGTGTTCTGAGAAGCCTCCGACTTCGTACCGGAAATTGCTTCGCCCGGTCTTTGGATCAACATCGGGAATTGCGATGAATCTTGCCCTGGGGTCATCCTCATAGGCACGTTCAAGCCGTCCTATGACATCGTTAACACTCCATCTGGTAGCGCAATGAATCTCCTTGCAAGGCTTCTCGTCCGCTCTTGGGACCTTTCTCTGCATCGCATTGACCGTGTAGGCCGTCCACAGCTTATCCAGGGCGGTTTTGTTTAACGCTTCCTCGATGGAGCCTATCATATCATCTACGATCAGATATTGGTTAGCACGAACCTTGCCAGCGTTCTTGGCACCCGTACTTGTACACTGTACGGACGGGAATGGTTTATAAGCGCCAACATTAAACTGCTCCATCTTGGCATTCGTCTTGGTGATCTCCAAATCCGGGAAAATCTCATGCCATGTATACTCAATGTCGTTGGCAACTATGTCGTAGACTCCGTCATAGTACATTCTGGCGATGTCATCTGAGTGAGTCCAAAACAGGCTGAATCCT